TTGGTGTATATTGCAACCATTCCGGGGTTCTCCGGTGTATCAAACAGTCCCGGCTGACGACATACAGATTGATGCACTTTACTTGTATGTAAGGAATTATCATGGGATTCGCAACTCACCTAGGCCCTTGGCTCTTGGGCACCGTTAAAAACACCACCGGTACTACTGCTGGCACGATCCAAAATACCGGCACAACCACTGTTTCGCAAACTAAAAAAGTTAATTACGCTGGCGTTGTTTACACCGCCGACACAACAACCACTTTGTTTACGATCCCTGCTGGCGCACAGATTATCAGTATTTTTATTGACACGCTGGTGGCTTTCACCGGCTCCACAGCCGCTAATATGTCGCTGGGCATTACGGGCTCTACCGCACTATATTGGGCTTCTACTGATATCACCACACAGGGTCGTTTGGCTAATACCGGCGCTGCTGCTAAGCTAGGCAACTGGGCTGGTGCGGCTACCACTGCATCACCAAATGGTGCTGGTGTTGGTTCAACTGATGTAATCGTGATTGCTACGGTTCGCCCAACTGTTGCTGATGTAACTGTTGGTACTGTGCAATACACCGTGGTGTACGCAGTTGCAAACTCTGACGGTACTCAATCTCCAGCTTCTGCTTAATTAATCTCGGGGGCTTCGGCCCCTGATTCATAGGAGATTATTATGGCTTTAGTAGGAACAGCATCCTCGGTCACGCGCATGGGCTTGTATGAGCCGTTTGATCTACAGGTGTCTCGTGGACAAGTTGTTGGGCATCAATACAAATTTCAGTTTGGCCAAGCGCCAACTGTAACTACAGCCCAAACTGTTTGGGCTACGACGGGTGTTTACGCATTCCCAGCGGCTGCAACAGTAATGAAAATCTCCAGCGGTAGTGCTAACGACACCGCTGCTGGCAGCGGCGCACGGACAGTGCTTATCTCTGGCCTTGATGCCAACTACGCACAAATCAGTGAAACCGTAGTTTTAAACGGTCAAACGTCGGTTAACACTACCAACAGCTACCTTCGTATCAATGACTTTTACGTCTTGACTTGCGGAAGCGGCAACACGGCTGCTGGTATTATTTATGCGGGTACAGGAACTGTAACAACGGGCGTACCTGCGACAATTTACTCGCTAATGCCGCTTGTTTACAACTCGCAGACCCAAGCAATTTTTACTGTACCTGCTGGGTATACAGCGTATCTTTCAAGCTACACGTTTACTTCCAACAACACAACGGCTAACACCATTTGTTCTGGGTTCTTGTATGTGTATGCGTATGGTAGTGCTTTTTCAACAATTGAAGCCTCTGCCCGTTTTAATGCTGGTAGTGTTTTTGATCGGCACTTTGATTACCCGCTAGCGTTTACAGAAAAAACCGACCTTGAGTTGCGTGTTTCCGCTGGCGCTTCGGGGCAGATGACTGGTGAAATGCACATCTTGTTGATACAAAATGGCTACCAAATCTAAATCCCCAGCATGGACTCGCAAAGAAGGCAAGAACCCCAATGGTGGCCTGAACGCCAAGGGGCGGGCCTCAGCCAAAAAGCAAGGGATGAATTTAAAACCTCCCCAGCCGGAAGGCGGCAGCAGGCGCGACTCCTTTTGCGCAAGGATGACTGGGATGAAGAAAAAACTTACCAGCGAGAAGACGGCCAAAGACCCGAATTCACGTATAAACAAGAGCCTTCGGGCTTGGAACTGCTGAGGTAGGATATGACTGAACACTCCACTGCCATGAAAGACGTCCTCGACCTCTTGGCAATATTTTCAACCATCGGTTCATTTTTGGAAGTGATTTCGCCTGTGTTTGGACTTATTGGCGCGATTGTCGGCGTTATGCGTATCGTTGAAATGGCAACAGGCAAATCATTTTCCGAAGTCATTGGACGAAAAAAGGCCGACGATGCCGTCGACAAGTAAAAAACAACACAACTTCATGGCGGCAATAGCGCACAACCCTGCGTTTGCCAAGAAGGTAGGAATCCCACAATCCGTGGGCAAAGATTTTTCCAACGCGGACAAGGGCCGCAAATTTTCTAAAGGTGGTGATACTATGGCTACAAAAATGAACCCGCGCATTGCTGCAATGATGGCTGCAAAAAAACCGGCTACCGCTACTATGATGGCTGCTCCCCCCAAAGGGATGAAATCTGGCGGCTCCGCATCTTCCCGCGCTGACGGTGTTGCCACAAAAGGCAAGACCAAAGGCACGTTTGTGAAGATGAACATGGGCGGCAAGACCTGTTAAGACCATGATGGCCAGCCGGGGTATGGGCGATATCTCCCCGTCCAAAATGCCCAAGGGCAGGAAGACTGCCCGGCGGGATGACACTGACTTTACCCAATACAAAGAGGGTGGGAAAGTGAATGCTGCGGGCAATTACACGAAACCAAGCCTTCGCAAGAAGATTGTGTCTCAAGTAAAAGCCGCAGCTACCCAAGGCACGGGCGCAGGTCAGTGGAGCGCAAGAAAAGCGCAGCTTGTAGCTAAAAAGTACAAGGCTTCTGGTGGGGGGTACAGAGATTGAAAGCTCCGCAGCAATCGCTCAAAGATTGGGGTGACCAGAAATGGCGCACCAAATCTGGCAAACCGTCTAGCAAGACGGGGGAGCGATATCTGCCGGAAAAAGCCATAAAATCTTTGAGCCCCGCTGAGTACGCAGCTACTACCAAAGCCAAACGGGCAGGTAAAGCAGCAGGAAAACAGTTTGTGGCGCAGCCTAAGACAATTGCAAAGAAAACAGCAGGGTTTAGATAATGGCTACTTCTGGAGCAGCAGCGTTTAACCTAGACCTCACCGAATTGGTAGAGGAGGCGTTTGAACGCGCTGGTTCGGAGATGCGCACGGGCTATGACTTGCGTACTGCCCGCAGGTCTTTGAACCTTCTGTTTGCTGATTGGGCCAATCGCGGCGTCAATATGTGGACGTTTGAGCAGGGCACCATTAACTTGGTGCCGGGGCAGAACAACTACCCGCTGCCGTCTGACACAGTGGACTTGCTAGAGCACGTTATACGTACTGGCGCAGGCAGTTCCTCCACACAGTCTGATTTAACTATCACACGTATTAGTGTCTCCACCTACGCTACGATCCCTAACAAGTTACAGCAAGCCCGGCCAATTCAGGTTTGGATTCAGCGTTTGAACGGCCAGACTTCGGCGGTGGGTACCACGTTGACCACCACAATTACCTCGACGGACACAACGCTTGTTGTTGCCTCTGCGGTTAACCTACCCGCTACTGGGTTCATCCTGATTGGGGCTGAGACAATTGGGTACGGATACATATCAGGGAATACCCTATATAACTGCACCCGTGGCCAGAACAACACAACCGCTGCCGCCCACACCGCTGGGGACAGTGTGTACGTACAGAATCTCCCGTCTATCACCGTCTGGCCAACGCCGGACAACTCCACGACTTACCAGTTTGTCTACTGGCGCATGCGCCGCATCGACGATGCTGGCGGCGGTGTGAACACAATGGACGTGCCGTTTCGCTTTCTACCCTGCATGGTGGCTGGGTTGGCGTACTATTTGGCGCTAAAGGTTCCCAATGGAGCCCAACGGCTGGAGATTCTTAAAGCTCAGTATGACGAGGCATGGGAATTGGCTTCAACCGAAGACCGCGAGAAAGCCGCAGACCGGTTTGTTCCACGCCAGTATTTCATAGGAAGCGGTACGTGAGATGGGCAATAGGTTCTCATCTGGCAAGAATAGTATCGCCATGTGCGATAGGTGTGGTGCTCGGTTCAAATTAACTGAGCTACGCAAGGAAGTAAAGAAGACAAAGACGTACAATTTGCTGGTGTGCGGCTCCTGCTGGGATCCTGACCAGCCGCAGTTGCAGTTGGGCATGTACCCGGTGGATGACCCGCAAGCTGTGCGCAACCCGCGTAATGACACTACGTACGTAACGGCAGGCGTTAATAGTGCTGGGAGCCTTACAGGCGGGTCAAGGGATGTTCAGTGGGGGTGGGCACCGGTAGGCGGGGCCAGTTCTTTTGATGCAGTTCTTACGCCAAACTACTTGGTAGGAACGACAAGTGTTGGTACAGTTAGCATATCGGTTACATAGGAGTTAATCATGGACAAGAAACAAGTAAAGCAAATTGCGGACACCGAGGCCAAGAAAATGGTCAAGGGCCACGAAGGCCGCATGCACGCCAAAGGCATGAAAAAAGGCGGCCCAACCAGCGAAGACCGTATGCGCGTGGGCCGCAACTTGTCTCGCGCAGCTAACCAGAAAACGGGGTAATATCATGGCATACAGTATGAAAAGAGATGGCAAGGAAGTTGGCCCTGCCAGCGTTTACGCACCTCCACACACGATGGACGGCAAAGCCATGAAGATTTCCGATAACCCCGGCAAATCGCCCAACCGCAGCACGTTGGATACGCTGGATATCAGCGTGGGCGGCATCAGCAAATCTGCGGGTAACGAGACCGTTAAAACCAGCGGCATCAAAATGCGCGGCACTGGTTGCGCAACTAAAGGTGTGATGTCAAGAGGCCCGATGGCATGAACTACGCTGCGCTTGTAGTTGCGATTTCCGATTACACGGAGAACACCTTTCAAACGGTGGATGTAAACCTGTTCATTACACAGGCAGAGCAGCGCATCTACAACTCAGTGCAGTTCCCCTCGTTGCGTAAAAACGTGACGGGGACGTTGACCGCCAGCAATAAATATTTGTCTTGCCCAGACGACTTTTTGTCGCCTTACTCGTTGGCTATTTTTCCAGTGGGTGGCGGGGATTACATATACCTGCTGAACAAAGACGTAAACTTTATGCGGGAAGCGTACCCCAACCCAACTTCTACGGGGACACCCAAGTACTATGCCTTGTTTGGCCCAACAGTTTCTGGCAGCACAATCAGTAATGAGTTGACGTTTATTCTTGGCCCTACGCCAGATACAACGTACTCTGCCGAGTTGCACTACTACTATTACCCTGAGTCTATTACGGTGGCTTCCAGTGGACAAACGTGGCTGGGCGACAACTTTGACACAGTACTGCTATACGCTTCTTTGGTTGAAGCTTACACTTACATGAAGGGTGAGCAGGACATGATGGCGCTGTACAACCAGAAGTTCATGGAAGCACTTGCACTTGCCAAGCGTCTGGGCGACGGACTTGAGAGGTCTGACAGCTACAGAAGCGGGCAATATCGCGCACCGCCTTTGCCTCAAAATAATGGTGTAGCGTAATGTCCATCGTCCAAACTCAGACCACTAGCTTTAAAAAAGAGCTGTATCAGGGCATCCACGACCTGTCCACGGATACGATCTACATTGCTTTGTATACAGCCAATGCTGATTTGAATGCAGACACTACGGTGTACTCCAACACCAATGAGGTTGTAGCCACAGGTTACACGGCTGGTGGAAAGATACTTACCGGGGTAGCTATCAATACGGATGGTTACACAGCCTACGTCAACTGGGCCAACGTGTCTTGGACGGCAGCTTTAACGGCCCGATGCGCACTGATTTACAACGTGACTCAAGGTAATAAATCTATCGCCGTGCTGGACTTTGGCTCTGACAAAACGTCAACCACCACGTTTACAATCACAATGCCTTCCAATACCTCAACAACCGCCCTCATAAGGAGTTCAAATTGATTGTTACTACCACCAAAGGCGACATGGACGATTCTTTGCTGGAAAAGAAAGATGGTTCCTTGGACAATGACATTGAATACACAACATGGACAGAGTACTGGTTGGATGGTGAACTTGTTCACCGGTCAGTCCATGTGACCTTAAAAACCTCCCCCGCGCTGTTTGCAGAAGCAGCATCTTTTGCATAAGGAAATATCATGGCTAATACCCAATCAATGTGTACTTCGTTCATGGGGCAGTTGCTCAATGGCGGGCACCAATTTGGCTCCATCACGCTTGTTTCGCGTAC